GCAACTGCCGGATCATTTGACCTTGACGTTGACTCTAACGGTCGTTGGAGCGTTGAGAAGTTCAAGGGTCTACTCTTCCAGATTGAGCGTGATGCTAACGCTATCGCCCAGCAAACTCGTAGAGGGAAGGGTAATGTTATTATGTGTTCTGCTGACGTTGCTTCTGCACTAAGCATGGCTGGTGTACTTGATTACACTCCTGCTCTAAATGCAAACCTCAACGTAGATGACACTGGTAACACCTTTGCTGGTGTTCTACTCGGTAAGTTCCGCGTCTATATTGATCCTTATGCTGCGAACGTAAGTTCCAACCAATATTATGTTGTTGGTTATAAGGGTTCTTCACCTTATGACGCTGGTCTATTCTATTGTCCTTATGTTCCTCTCCAAATGGTTCGTGCCGTTGGTGAGAACAGCTTCCAACCAAAAATTGGATTTAAGACCCGTTATGGTCTTGTTGCTAATCCATTCGCGGAAGGCGGTGCTCAAGGTCTCGGTAGAATTACT